AGCACTAGACATTTGTGAGTCTATGGCATATGTTTACGGATTCGCTAGAGTCGTAGACTATGATGGCAACACTATTAAGGAGGTATTCTAATGAGTTACAACGAACCAGAAAAGTATTTCAACTTAGCAGGATTTATGTCTAATAAAGAAGTTGACAAAATCTTTGACATCTTGGAAAATGCACTAGACCGTAAGGGTTGGCACATCTCCAAAGATGCAGAGTTATCAGTTAGGATTTATGACCCTAACTTAAGAGAGAATGTTGACTCAGACACATCATGTGAACCAAGTCCCTTTGATGCACACCCTTATTATTACGAATGGTAAAATGAGTTACACCACAAACGAACTAGCACTGCTAGACCTAATAAGCAACGTCAACAAAATATTTTATTATGTTGGCGAGGATGGCGACAAAATTGATGCCTTTGACGTCAAGCAACTGGACAAAGCAGTTGCATCATTTAAACAATCTATTGAACTAGGAGATTCACAAGCACAGGACTATGAGTACATCTAGAAAAAACTTATTAAGAAATCAGTATCTGACTAATGGGTTATATGACGACCTAGCAGATTTAGGTTGGGACTACACCGCAGGAAGAATGTCCCGCAGTGGTATGGAAGTCTATGACAAGATCATGACAGCACTAGGTGTTCTTGACAATGGGGAACACTGGAACGAGGATTGCTACCAAGATCACAATTGCACACACTAGACCAGTTGACAAACTGGCACAGGTCCTGTTGACTATGCATGGTCAGCAGGACTACAATTAATAGTATAAGCAACAAACATTATGAAAAGAATTGAACTAATCATGGGCAGAAACATTCCCGACGGTGGAAGAGTTAGTGACTACATGATAAACGAATTTATTCGTAACGAAATAATGCCACACTTTGAGTACGGCACATTCATTGATGGCGAGGGATTATGGAAAGGTGAGTACGAAAAAACAAAAATCTTTTATATTGAGGTTGCTGATACTGAAGCAATTGCTACAGCGGTACTACTCAGACATGTTGCTGACAGATACAGGAAACAGTTTAGGCAGGAATCAGTGCTAGTATCTGAAGTTGAAACCTCTACGAGTTGGATCACATGACTACCAAACAACTGAGGAAACTTGCTAAGAAATACGGGTGGATCTTCACCCGTACTGGATCCAAGCATTTTATCTACCAGCGGGGGACTAAGATCCTAACTATCCCCAAGGCGTCCCGTGGATTCGTCGGGCATAACATCTCCAAACAAATAACAGCACCAATTTCATGACAGCAAAAAACTTTCCTTATCACGCAATTTATAAGACCAATGTGACAATTCACAAACTGGCACTATTGTGGTTGCGTAATCAATTCCTATAGTATTATAATATGTGTATAACAAACAGATTTTTTTATGTTCAACAAAGACTTAACACCAATCTACGACGGAAGAGTCCTAGTCAATCAAACAGCAATGGACAATCCAGTAGTTCAAGCAACACTACTAGAGATGTCAAAGAGAAACTTTGAACCGCAGAGAATCAACCGCTACGGAGTGTGGTACATCTCGGATCGTCACTAATGGCGATCTGGAACACCCCCTCTCCCTATACGGAGTATAATGACCTGATGAAACAGGCAAAACGATTTGAGGTAGTAGAAGATGATGACTATAAAGTCACCATTGACTATGAAAATCTAACAACAACATTTGAGCTTAAATGAGTCGCACAGTGTGCCAATTATATTACTGGCACACTTCCTATTTCATTTTCCCATACTAGGGACTACAATAGTAGTATAACAAACAAATTATTATGCAATCAGCAATCAATCTCACAGACACACCAAGAACAGAGTACAACGGTTGGTCAGACTGGACTACTTGGAACTGTGCGTTGTGGATAGGTGGAGACGAGGGTCTTTACAATGAAGCAAGATTCTCTAGGTCATATGGAGAGTTCGTCCAGTCTATGCAAGCAATGGGCATGAACAAAACACCAGACGGAGCAGACTGGGCAGAAGCAGACTTCACAGAAATGCAGGAGTGCTTAGACGATCTTTGATCGTCAACTCAGCTGCCCTGTGCCAATTTTATTAGTGGCACATTCCCTATTACATTTTTCTGGATTAGGGATTATAATTGTACTATACAAACAAATTTGATTTTATGTCAACTCTACATCACGAAGATTTACTTCTAAGTATTTACGAAGGTCTGCTTTATGAACTAAAGGAAGCAGGACACGACATTAACACAATCGCTGCACAGGAAGTTGCAGAGATCAGAGCAAAGCAAATCTTTGAGGAGATGTGCCAGTAATGAACAGAAAAGACTTAGAATTTATGAACACATTGAAACTCACAGATGGGCAACTTGAGTATCTACAAGACTTAGTAATGTTTGCCTATGAAATGAATGTCCCAGAGCAAAAAGGTTGGGACATTCAAACCTTTGATAACCTAGTTGATGAGGTCATGCAATGAATTGTCCCTACCTTTCCAATGGCGAAAAAGTATTTGATGAAATCTTTGATCAGATAGAAGAATTAAACACCAGTCTACGAGAGTTAAACGACTGGGAGTTAATTAACTGCAGACAGGCACTCATCAACAGAACCAAAATTATAATGGGTCTATTAGATGAGATAGCAGTTGAAGTTGATGAGTAGACAGTTGAATTAGTGTCACATTGACCCTTAATATTCACTGTAACAATCCCCCATTTTACATATTTTGTGTTTATAATAGTACTATACAAACAAATTTGATTTTTATGTTTTTCTACACAGACGCAAACGATTACCCAAGAACCCAAGAGGGTCTATTAGCAAGATGCTATGACGAAGTAGTTGCCGAAGCAAAGGACACAGGCGACTTCTGTATGTACGGAGAAGAAATGCTTCGCCAGTCCGCACAGTGGAAAATGGAAGATGTCTTAAGGGAGGTTGCTTAAGATGTCATTTTTCAAACACGTCTCACTACATAAGTATGACCTTACTAATGCTGGCATCTCTCAAGCGTGCTACGACGAAATGAAAGCAGAGGGTTATGATATAGTCATCACAGAAAAAGAGATGAGAGTCCTTGCAGATCACAGACGTGAGGAGTTTAAGGACTGGATGAGACCACTATTCGCACCAGTAGACTAATGCCTGAGAACACATTCATCTACGACACAGTGTGGGAAGAATACAGGGAGGAACATGACCTCTCTGTAGATGACATGAACGAGTTCATCTGGCAAGGCAACAGAGATGTCATTGCTGACCTAGAGCGTAGAGCAAACCACATGATGTGGCAACTAGACCAACGCAGTGCTTGGATGTGTGGAGACGAACCACTCTATAGAATACCAGAGGACTGTCCGTTTTAACACTGGGCGATGCATAGCATGTAAGACCCAACGACTTGACCCGACCAGTCAACAGTGCACCGACCTGTAACTCGGATATGCATGGAATTTGCTAGGGGAGATCGGTCAATCTCCCTGACAACACCCAAACAGAGAAACGTCGGGAAGTCTAAAGACGCATGCGACCCCGACACCCCACCCCCGACAGTGTTTGTAATGTTGGGGGTTTTTAAGGGGTTTGCCGAGCGGGACTCCTAACCATTGTCTAACCTACAAAAGTATCCAGACGAGAGATAAATATATTTGAAAATGAAATTTCAAAAACATCAAAATCAAAAAAATTTTCCTGGTAAAAAATCATGAAAAAAGTCGCACACCAATTCTTTGAAGATGACGGTCTAGATTATGAAGACATGTTGAATAACTTTGACGACTTCTGTGACCAATTTGAAGACCGTGCATCACAAGCATATCATAAAGGAGATCAAAATAATGGACGAGTTATTAAAGAAGCTGAACGAGCAGGAAAAGACACTCCTATGGCTGTCAGAGAAATTGAACAACTTGGAGTCTCGGATGGAGAAATTGGGCAATCCATCATTGATGTATCACCGTCCGACTTCTGAGGAGTACGAGACAGTTGCCCAGACATTAGACTATCTACATAATAATGTAGAAGGTCTCAAAACAGACCTACTTAAAATCGCTAGAGCAGTATGACTATTCCAGCACCAGACAAATTACCTTATGATGGTTGGTTTGATGATAATCCTTTAAAGGATTCAAAATATATTGATACTCCTACATATGCATCATGTGATATATCGGTACATCAACAGATGTATGATTTTTGTACTAGAATGCTTAGTAAAATAGGTGGATCTGAAAATGCTTATTGATGTAAGTAAAGAAGAACTCAAAGTAATTGTACAACAGTTATGGAAGAGTCGTAAATCAGAAACAAATGTCAAACCAGTATATGATAAGATGGAAGTCTATCTAAATATCTGTAACTGTAGGGAAGGAGAATAATGGCAGTACCAGGTTTACCAGGTGGGTTGATAGGACCTGATGCAGAAGATTCACCAAATACAGATGGTAATTGTGTTTACCCTGCAAAAGCACTAGGTGGTGAACCTACTAAGTCACCTAATATTAAGATTAACAATCAGGAAGTAAAAACTTACGATTTTACAAGTAGTTTAGATACTGTTACTGAGCATACTAAAGTTAATCCTTTTATTCCTCTTCCTTGTATTGATGGTAAAAGAAAAATATTAGAAGATTCTCCAAAGACTAATGAATCTGTATATTTTAATGGTAAGTTACCCGCAGTAATGGGTGATTCAGTAACTATAATTACTTCAACAGGACCTTCATTTAGATTGTTGACAGGACCTACTCAATTTGATACAATAAAGATTGGTACAAGAACATAATTTATGGCAAAAGCAAAAGGTGGATATGGTATTGCACAGACTGTAGAATCTATACCGAAGAAAACAAGGCAGGGTCGTGGTCAACACACAAAGTATTCTGCAACTGCTAGAAACAAAGCAAAGAAAAGATATAGAGGACAAGGTAGATAATGCATGATTTCATCTGGGAAGGTGAGATAGATTTAGATGTATGTGATAAACTTATAGAGTTCTATGAGACATGCACTTACTTACCAAAAGTAACGTATGATGGTAGAGGTCAGTCTAAAGGCAAAGAGTCTACAGATATGCACTGTCATACTATGCTTGCCAAGAATGAGAAGGTTCTTGACACATACATGTTAAAATTAATGGAATGTCTTTCTGACGGATATTGTCGTACATATCCACAGGCAGGACAGATTGCTTGTCATGTTCATCCGATGTTTAACATACAAAGGTATAAACCAGGTGAGGGTTACAGCACATGGCATTTTGAGAGAGGAATGGAGAGAATAAATAGAGAACGATTTCTAGTATGGATGACCTATCTCTCCGATAATCCAGAGGGTGGGACAGAGTGGATGTATCAAGATAAGTATGTTCCAGCAGTTAAGGGTAAAACCGTCATATGGCCTGCAGAATGGACACATACCCATAGAGGAGTCATTGACAAGAAATTAGAAAAAACCATCATTACTGGATGGATAGACATAGAAGCAGGATTTATGCTATGATAACTGTATTTGGAGAAGAAAAGTGGAAACCAATAGTTCATTTTGGTGTACTACAAGATCCTTATATCATTTCAAAAAATTGTGAGATTATCAACTCCGACACTGGTAGAAAATTAAAACAAAATCTACTTGGTAGTAAATTAAACTATAGTAATCAATATTGGGGATGTACTATTCACGGAAAGACAATAACTTCCCATCGTCTTGGGATGGAGACTTGGAAACCTATAGATGAATACCCACCAGAACAATTAAAAGATGATTGGGATGATGCTCCAGAATCATTTAAACAATGGGTGAGGGATACTGCATGGGTTGATCATAAAGGATGCAGACTCACAGAGAATCATGTTGATAAGATGGAGTGGGTAACTCCAAGACAAAACAATAAGTATTATCAGGACGTACTAGCAGGAAATCCTGGTAAGAGATACTTAGAAAGACAAAGAAGACAAGAATATAAACAAAGGACTGGTAAACGTGGCAGCGGTAACAGAGACTGATATATGCAAGATAAATTTATTTACGAAACTAAGTTTACCGATGATGTCTGTGATGGTATCATAGACTTTTACAATACCTCAGATCAATTTCAAAAACATCCTGGTCAGATCAGTAATCGTGAGGATACTGAAAAGTCTGATAAGGATTCTATAGACTTGAGCATACCATGGCACTTTATTGAATTTGATCAACGTCTAGATGCGTATTTCAGTAATTTACATCAATCGTTTGTCTCATACTTTCAGAAGTTTGAACAGTCTAGACTTCCTTGTAAGATTTCTGATGTTTTTAACATACAGTGGTATCCTAAAGGTGGTGGATATAAGATCTGGCACTTTGAGAGAACCAACAATAAGCACGCAATCCGTAGACATCTCGTGTGGATGACGTATCTTACGGACAATCCGAATGGTGGTACGGAGTTTTATTTCCAAGACCTCCACATCCCTGCGGAAAAGGGAAAGACAATCATCTGGCCTGCAGAATGGATGTATACTCATAAAGGTCGTGTAGACTATGAGAATGAGAAGATGATCATTACAGGTTGGATGGAATTTACACAAAAAGGTATGGGTGAACTAACATGATACAACTTTGGGACAATTTTATACCAGATGCATACTTGAAAGATATACAAGACTACTTTCTCCGAGGCGATGCTCCATGGACATATCTACCGTCAGTTACTTATGATAAGGATACTGAAGATGTACAGTCTTTTGGGTTTGGCATGAACATATGCCAGCAAGGTCAGTTTGCACAAAATTATCAAGCAACATTGCTAAAGGGTCTGTTATACTCTATACTGGATAAGACTGATAAGAAAACTATTTGGAGATCTAGGATTGATATGACTCTGTATAATCCAAATAACTACAGGCATGAAATTCATACAGATCTAGAGATACCTAATACCACTTGCATATTCTATGTTAACGACAGTGATGGTGATACCGTCTTGTATGAGAAGGGAATGGCAAGATCTGTAGAACCAAAAGCAAACAGGTTGTTGATGTTTGATGGAGACATAGCACATACTGGTCATTCACCATCTAAACACAAGAACCGAGTTCTGATCAATACTAACTGCACATGATAGGACTTTTACCACTTTTTCCGTCTAGTGTGTATCATTTTATACTTGACGAAGATACCAGCGAACTAGATCCTAGAGGTTTTGAGTTTATAAAGCAAAATAGTGCTGCTGCTAGTAAAAATATAAGAGTATTAGAAGAATATCCAAAGACTAAGAAAATAATACTGAATAAGTTTAAAGAGATTGCAAAAAACCAACTTGGATATGACAATGAGTTTAAATTATCAACCTCATGGTTTACAAAGGTAGAAAAAGGTGGACATGCTGATTTCCATTCCCATAGGAATTGTTTGTACAGTGGAATATATTATTTTGGTAACAGTTATTCAAAAAACAGTGGTAAACTGTGTTTTAGGAGCAACATACAATATTATTCAGATTTTCATATCAAATCAAATAAAAAGGATTTGCTTTCTGCAACTAGTTGGTCAATAAAACCAGAAGTAAAAAAGATGATATTGTTTCCAAGTTACTTAGAACATGCTATACTAGAACATATGGAAGATACCATTAGATATTCTCTTGCGTTTAATTTATATCCTGTTGGAGAATATGGAATTGGAGATTCAACATTTAATACAGATTGGAAATGAACTTAATTTGTAATCTCCCTGCTGAGAAAGTATGGGTACGAAAAGAATATCTAACTGACCATAAGAGTGGTCATGGTGAGTTTGTAGAGGGTGTGTGGGTTGCTGCGAAGAGTATACCTGGTCGTGCCTTTTACTTTGAGACGTATTTACCTGAGTATGGTGCGATGTATGACAAGTTACCTATAAGTGCGTTTCTCCGAGCACCGAAAACGCCGACGCCCGATATGAGTCTAGAGAATCTGCAATTCTGGAATTGTATGGACTATGGGGTGATGGCAATCAATAAAGGTTTTATATCTTCTATGGATTGTGAAATACGAACAAGAGACCACGGTCTGATAAAAGGTCAGTATATCTTTACTCTTGATAACTATCATGCAGACATAAATGTGATAGATAATAATGTAAGTGAAGTACCACAAGAGCATAAGAGTCATAATTGTATTCAATTAGAGAATGGGCAGTATGCATTGTATCCAAATAATAGGATGCGTCTGTATGACCTCTCTATAACCCCACAGCATCCCAAGACACCTGACTTTAAGGTTTCTACCATAGAGTATCAAGTAGAGAATGGGACTGAATGGGGACGATTAGGTGATACTGACGATTATTTCTGGGAAACACCTAGAGAGAGGGATGGTAACCCCGATAAAAGTTCTGACACAGACACACTAGACTTTATCTAATAAGACCCATGGTAGTACGAGTAGACAAATCGGAAGATTTTAAGAAAAGTGGCAAGAAACTCATTTCTGAGTACGATGCTGACAAATGGTTAGACAAAATTGAAAAGAATGATGAACGAGAACTCTTTGAGATGAAGAGAAAGAGAGAATACCTAGAAGAATGGAAAAAGTTCAGAAACAGTTGATAAATAATAGCAGCCTATGCTGTCTTTAAATGCAATCGTTTCAAACATTCAAAGATTTGAGTGTTACATTCAAAAAACATCCTGTCACTGACGATCTTGTCTCAGTGAAGGATAAGACTGCGATTGCCCAGTCAATTTCTAATCTACTCATGACAAATAGGGGTGAAAGACCATTTCAACCTAGATTGGGTAGTGGAATTCGTGACACCTTGTTTGAACCATTAGACTATGCTACTGCTGGCATGTTGAAAGGTAATATTACTGAGGTTCTAAAAAACTACGAACCAAGAATAAGAATCTTGAATCTAGAATGTGAACCAGATTACAATACTAATGGATATTATGTAGAAATCCAATATGAAATTGTTGGTAGAGAAGACACACCAGTGGCAGTAGAATTCTTCTTAGAGCGTACAAGATAATGCCATATACTCAGGTTGCCAATTTAGATTTTAACGAAATTAAAACAACTCTCAAAGAATACTTGAGAGCACAGTCAGATTTTACTGATTACGATTTTGAAGGATCTACTCTTTCAATACTACTTGACACACTTGCGTACAATACTTATTATACAGCATTCAATACTAACTTGGTAGTCAATGAACTATTCATTGATTCAGCAACCTTAAGAGACAACGTAGTAGCAATTGCAAAGCAATTAGGATATAGACCAAAAAGTGCAACTTCTCCTACAGCATATGTTTCCTTTACTGTAACATACAGCAATCCAACTACAGATACAGAATTGCTTTTGAAAAAAGGAACAGGATTTACAGCAACATATGAAAACAGACTTTTTAATTATGTTGTACTAGAAGATGTAAAGGCACAGGTAGCAAATGGTGTAGCAACTTTCTCTGATGTTGCGATAAATGAAGGAACACAGTTAACTAATACATTCACTGTCAACTCTGCAAGTAAATCACAGAGATTTGTTCTTGACAATCAAAACATAGACACTAATACCATCAGTGTAAGAGTTTATCCTACTGGTGGATCATTTAATGAACCATATCTAGTAGCAGATAACATACTAGGAGTTGATGCTACATCAAAAGTATTTTTCTTAGATGAGATAGAAGATGAAAGATATGAAATATTAATGGGTGATGGTGTTCTTGGTAAGAAATTAGAAAACAATGCTAGAATTGAGGTATCATATCTAGTTACATCAGGACCTGAAAGTAATGGTGTAAGAACATTTACATTCTCTGGTGTGCTAGAGAATCCTGACGGTGTATCACCTAGTTCGTTTACAATTGCACTTAACTCTATTGTTGCTGCAGCGGGCGGTGAAGAGATAGAAAGTACAAAGAAGATAAAAAATACTGCTCCAAAAGCATATGGCACACAAGACCGTGCAGTGACCGCACAGGACTATGAAGCAATTGTAAGAAAAGTATATCCAGCAACAAGTGATATTATTATATTTGGTGGAGAGGATCAAGATCCACCACAGTATGGAAAAGTATTCATTGTATTAAAACCAACTGATGCTAGTTACCTTACATCTTTAACAAAAAATAAAATTGTTGCAGATCTTAAGAAATATGTTGTTGCATCTGTAGAACCACAGATTATAGATCCTTCTATTTTATATGTTGAAATGACAAGTAAGATATATTACAACAGTTTAATCACTGACCAGACACCAACACAGATTAGAGATAAAGTCATAGGTTCTGTACAGGCATATATTGATACAAGTGATACTGAGAAGTTTAATGGTAAGTTTAGGTACAGTAAGTTTGTAGGTGTGATAGATGATGCTGATGTTAGTATCAATTCTAATCTCACGAGTCTCACAATGAGAAAGGATTTTTATCCGTCTCTTAATTCTACCTTTTATTACGAGATATGTTTCCAGAATGCATTTGATAAGGACTGTGATGATCCAATCCTGTCGTCAACTGGATTTAGAGTTACTGAGTATCCTAATTTTGATGTCTATGTTGAAGATAGGAATGGCAAAATTGTACTATATAGACTAGACACTGTAACTGGTGACAAGGTTGTTCTAGACAATGATATTGGTGATATAGAATATGATAAAGGTGAACTTAAAATGTACAACCTAACAATTATTAAAGGTAGTTTCTTTGATAATAGAATTTCGGTAAGGGTTAAACCATTATCTAATGATATCAAAGCAATGCGTGAAGTTTATCTAGATGTTGATGTTGCTAATTCATCATTCACTGCGTATAAAGAGTAAGAAATGCCATCTGTAAAAACAAAGAGGATATCAACTCTAATTGAGTCACAACTTCCTGAGTTTATTACATCTGAGTATGAATTGTTTAGTAAATTCATTCAGAAGTATTACGAAGCACAGGAGGTACAAGGTGGTACGTTGGATATTATCAACAACCTCCAGAAATATGCAGACATTGATTACTATGAGAAAAACCTACTTAGACAGTTTGATACTTTGGTCACTAGTATCTCTACTTCTGACACTACAATTGTATTGGAAGATGCAACGAGTTTTCCAGAGAAAAATGGATATGTAAGAATAGACAACGAGATAATCTTCTATGAATCACGAACAAGCACAACTTTATCAGGAGCAGTTAGAGGTGTTAGCGGTAACACAACTCTTGGTGATCTTTATAGCTCGTCAGAGTACACCAGCACAGATGCAGCACCACATAGCTCTGGTACGAAGGTTCTTAACGTAAGTAACCTTTTTTTATATTCTTTTGTCAAGAATTTTGAGAGTCAGTATCTAGGTTCTTTCCCTGAGAAATATCTTAAGGGTGAAGTAGATAAAAGAACCTTAATTAAGAATATACAAAAATTTTACAAAGCAAAAGGAACTACAAGTTCTATTGAATTTGTCTTCAATACTATTGTTGCTAAAGATCATACTAATAAACCAGAAGTCTATAAACCAAGAGATTTCACATACAAAGCATCTAATGCAGACTGGGTAAATGTCTATGCAATAAAAGCAAAAGTTATAACTGGTGATGTAAAGAGTTTAATTGGAAAGAAGATAGTACAGGCAGAAACTACTGAATATGGATATGCAGATGCAACAGTAGATAATGTCTATGCTGACGGTACATCTGATGGTGAAAAAATATTCAACATTGTATTAGCACCTGAGACAGTCAATGGTGACTTTAATGTCTCAACTAAGACTCGTCTTGAGACTACACTGACTGGAACTGCAAGTACAGGTGATAGAGTAAATGTCTTTTCTACAATAGGATGGGATAAAACAGGATCAATATTAATTGGAAGTGAGACAATTACATTCAGTTCTAAAACTGCTACTCAGTTTATTATTGATGATAGATCTCCTCAAAACGCAGTCATACACAGTGCTGAGGATTCTGTGTACAAACCAGTTACATTGACTAGTGGTGGAGTTACGTTATTAACTCTTGGAGTTGTATACAATGCACTACCAAAAGAAGGACAACCATTTTCAGATATTGGCGATAAGATACAAACATCAAATCCTGGTTTTGAAACTGCCGATACTAAAATTGTAAATGTAGGTACAAATCAAACTCGTTGGATTAAAAGCACATTCGGTTCTGTGAATGTTCCTACATTACCAGCAGTCGTAAATTCATTAGATCAAGTTCCTACAGATGTATCTGCTATACTTGCAGATGATCAATATTATTACATTGCTAGTTCTAGTTTCCCATCACATAAAATTCTTGATGGTACTACAGTCAATGAGGAAGTATTAGATCAGAAGTTATTAAAAATAATAAGAAAGGAAGCAACTAGAACCACAGAATCATATCCTACACCTAAAAGTGATATTGGTATTGGATTAAATGGTGTGCCTTTCTATGGATACAAAGACCCAGAAAGTATTAGATTCGGTTTACTAGAAGAAATTAAAGTTGATTTGAGAGGAACAGGTTATGTACGTCCACCATTTGTATTAATTGATCAAGTTCCTAATAAAGCAAGATCAATTCTTGCTGGTCAGGTAGTAGAAAGTATTGTTGTAGATACTACTGATATTTTTCCTAGAACCCCTGATATTACAATTACATCTGGTAGAGGTGCAGTTATAAGTGCTGTTGTTACAGGTGGTAAAGTAACAAGTTTAACTATTGATAATCCTGGTGAGTTTTATTCTTCACCTCCAATTATCAATATTAGAGATAATGCTGGTAGAGGTAGATTTGCTGAGTATGAGTCAATTGTAAACACTGATGGACAGATTACAGGATTTAATAAGATTGGCGAAGGTAATTTCTATAATCAGAACACTGTAATAGTAGACGTAATTCCAGTGGGTAATGGAGCAAGTGGGACACCTCTACTTAAAGAGTGGAACTTTAACAGATACAAGAAATTAGAAAACAATTTAGACACAGAGAACGGATGTATATTTGCAAACTATAATAATGTTTTGGAGTATGGTTATGGTTATGTTGCAAACCCGAAAGCACTTCGTGTTTCTCTCAGTGATAACATAAACAGTGCTGGAACAGAACCAGCATCTAAATCACACTCACCCATCCTTGGTTTTGCTTATGATGGTAATCCAATCTATGGTGCGTTTGGTTATGAAGATCCGTTAGATCCGTCTTCTTCTATTATTAGAATGACATCTAGTTATTCTATTAATAATAGTCGTTCAAATGGTCCTTCATTGACAACATATCCGATAGGATCATTTAACAATGATTACACCTATACCCACAAAAGTGGCACACTAGATCAAAACAATGGAAGATTTTGCACCACCCCAGAATTTCCGAAAGGAACTTATGCTTATTTCATTACTATTGATAGCAATCAAGTACCGCAGTATCCATACATTATAGGAGAAAACTTCTACTCATTACCTGTTGATAGTAATTACAATTCTAACATCAGTCAAGATGATATTCCTAAGAAAGCAAAAAGATTATATGAAGTAGGAATGCCTAGAAATGGAGAAGGATTTATAGCAACAATATCTGATGTAAAACCAGGTACAGTTGATGCAGTAAATGTAAATGATACATCTGATAACTTCTCTATTAATTCACAGGTATATTTTGATAACAAAGGAACACAAGGTTCAGAAGCAGAGGCAATTGTTTCTTCAGTAAAAGGTAAAAACGTAAATTACTTAGAATCAAAACAAAACAAAGTTGTTAAATTAACAACAATACAATCTGCATATTTGTTTGTAGATGACACATTATCACAACCATCATCTGGTGCATTTGGTACGATTGTTGGTACTGTTAAAAACGATAGTACAATTGTACTCAGAAATGTATCTGGTACGTTTGATAATACTGGTACATTCTCTGCTGCAATTAAAACATTTGATGTCTTACTAGATCAAAGAAGTTCTTACACTAAAGGTGCTACATTAAGTTTGACTGATGGCATCAATGCACCTATTGCTACTGCTGAAGTATTAGAAGGTACGTCTTCTCAAAACGTAGTTCAGATCAAGGTTTTGACAGGTACATGGAATACTGATAATACATATTTCATACAGTCTGATGATTTATTCAATACATCTGGAACTAGAATTGTAAGACTCACATCTCTTAGTGATGGACTAGAACCATTTGAAGTTAATCAAAGTGTTGCATTAATAGAGACAGCAGATAATCATGGTCTTGGTATTGGTGATAAAGTTACAATAGATATTAATCCTGATGACAGTACAACAACTAAGACTTATTATCTAAGAAAAAGATTATATCAAGAAGCAATATTACTTGCTCCATCAAGAAAAACAAATATTAATTTTACAGGAATAGGAAGATATGAAATCCTCAATGGTGGTGCTGATTACACTAGCAATACTTACACTGGCGTTTCTCTTACAGGAGGATCTGGAAGTGGAGCAACTGCTACAATTGCTGTGTCTGGTGCGGGTGTAGTATCAAGTGTTACATTAGAAAATGCTGGTACTGGATATGCTAGAGGTGATTTATTATCAGTTGCTGACGAAGATCTGGTAAGGTCTGGTGCATCACAGTCTACATCAAGATTGACAATCTATGTTGGACATTCTGGTCTTGCTGCTGGTGGAACTAGTCTAGTAGTAGATAATCCAAATGGATTTGCTGAACAGGATTATGTACAGATAGGAGATGAAATATTACAGATAATTTCTATCACTGACAGCACCTTCACTGTTACTAGAGGTCAACAATCTACTTCTGACGTAGACCACTTTGATGGTCAAGAAGTATCCCTATATCAAGGTAGATATAATTTTACATCTAACTTCCAAATATTTTCTGGAGCAACTTCTGGTTATATTCAATCATATGATCCTATAACACAAAAAATAATAATAGTATATGACTATGGAACTTTATTATCAAATGCACAACAAGTAGCATTAAGTTCTAGTTTCTTTGATAGTAGTACACCACAGAGATTGGTTGCTGTTAGATCTGCTGGATCATCTATCTATAAATTTGAATTCTCAGAAGATAATAGTACGTTTGTACCTAATCCTACCATAGATCTACAAGAATTTTACAAGTATAAGTTTGATACGTCTCATTCTAGTCTCACTGGGACTTACTTTGATATTAGTCCAAGTAATAATTACAATCTAATAACCATAGAGAAGATTGCTTCTACAATATTACCTGGCAATGCTGGTGCATTTACTGATGTCAAATTTGGATATGGTTATAGAGCTGGTAATACATATCAAACAAAAACAGGAACTGACTTTACAAACTTCTACTATTTTGATAACAAGAATGTAGTAAGTGCTGATAATGCATACTTTAAAATTACGACAGATCCTTTACAATCAATTAGGACAGTAAATTACGTCACACCAAATCGTTTTGTTTATGATATTCCTAGTGAACCACTTTGGGATGGATCAGGAATTATTTCTTATACTACTACAGGTCAATTTGCAATAGGAAAGATTAATACTGTAGATATTATTAACCTAGGAATCAACTACAAAAAAGTTCCTATAATTCTTGGTGTTGATCCAAATGAATCTTTTAAGGCAAGTGCTACTGTATTATTTGATCCAGCAGCTGGTATCATAACTGGTGTTGATATTACAAATGAAGGATCTAACTATTCAAATCCTAAAGTAGTAATTACAAATGGTGATGGTGTAGATGCTAGTTTTAATATTGTTGGAAGGCAAGGAAAAGTATTTTCTATTACTGTAGAGAATGTAGGAAGAGGATATACATTTGCACCTGAGATTGAAATTATAGAGGGTGATGTAGAAGCATATGTAGATAGTGATAGTATTGGAGTTCCTAAAAGTATTAGTATTACTAGAAATGGTGGAGCATATCATTTAGACAAGACAGTAGCATCAACATTTACATCAAATTATATTTTGAGTGTAAAACCAATCAGTGGTTCTTTACCAACATACAGAAGAGGAGAAGTTGTAGTTCAAAAAATTAATAATGTAGAAGTTGCTAGAGCTAAAGTAACAGAATGGAGAGATGGATCTAATCTTTTAAAAGTAGAAAATGTAAATGGTATTATTAGAGAAGATGTACCAATAACTAGCATATTAAGAAGCGAAGTAACTGCCACAGTTAGTCATGTATTTGTTACTTTATTTGATGAGCAGATTTCTAGTTTCTATGATAACTTAGGATTTTATCAATCAGACAAAGGTAAACTTGGTGTATCTAATCAGAAGATTACAGATAGTTTCTTCTATCAAGATTACTCATATGTTGTAAAATCCAAAACTTCTATTGAACAATGGCGTGACTTAATTAAGTCTACAACACACCCTGCAGGATTTAAGTTATTTGGACAAGTAGATGTAGAAGCAACTGCTAGTTCTGAAATGCCAGTTGAGGTTCCAAAAGCATCTCACTTTAGTGTCATACAACTATGGGATCCAAACAAGAACAGAATTACAGTTGAGAACTCTTCTTATGTAATTACTCAATCAGTACAAAAAGTTGAGAATCAAAGAATTCGTAAGGCATTTGGAACTGCTGCTACAAGTGAATTTAATTTTAATGAAGTTACTGCATTTGAATTTACACTAAATGGATCTTTTGATGGTTACTACGATAATGATGGTAGGTTACAAGGAACTACATCATTCCAGATTTTAAAAGGTGGACTTCCATATTCACCAGCATCTTCCAAAGGTTTGATAGTTACATTAGATGGTGTGTTACAAGAACCTGATGTTGCATACACAATTTCTGGTGATCAACTTACATTTTCTGCTCCACCATTAGGAGATGGAGTTAAAGGTGGTTCTACTTACAAAGGTGTTAATTTCTATGGTAAAGTATTCCAATTTAAAGATAATCAATACAATACTAAACACTTAAGAAAAATTAGAAATATTTTCCAACGTGCTGGTACATGGATAGATTCTGCAAATCAAATAGAAAGAAATGTACAATTTATTATTAATGAAACTATTGGATATGGTAAGGCAACATATCCATCATTGGATTGGAATACAAAACAAGATGACTACGAAGATAATATTAGAGCACTTCTAGATGCTTTTCAACATGATCTTAGATTTGGTGGAAATGTAAAAACATTTGATTATACATCTATCTTTAACTCAGGTAGTCAGTATCTATACATTCAAAACAACAGAGCAGAATCTATTGGTATATTTGAGTATGCTAATAGATTAGCAAAATTAGCAATTAGAAACTGGGACTTTATTGATGTTGGAATTTCTTACATTCAAGGGCAGAAGGCAGTTCAAGTTACAAGCACTAAAAATCTTGCTGTTGGTTTGTTTGTAAGTTCTGGTAAAGCATTCCCAGATGGAACTAAGATTGTATCTATTGACAGTGAGACTCAAGTAACACTAAACAATGCAGCACTAGCAAACTCTGGTGGTGGCGGTGGTGCTCCAGCTGGTGTCACTCCTGTAACTGGTACTGCTGGTGGTGGATCAACTACTGCTGCAACTAATACTGCTGCTGTTGCACCTGGCAATACATTTGCTGTACCACCTGGCTCTACATTTATTGTACCTACATCATTCTCAGGAACTGACCAAGCAAAATTTGGTTGGAGTGCATTGAACAATGGTATGTTCTATAAGGCAGGAGAGTTGATAGAGAAAAATACAACTGAAATTATTCAATTAGCATTAAATGCAACTCAAACACAATATCCAAACTTAGGTTGGGGTGGAGGTCCTGGCGTAGCACCATATTATCCTCTTCAAATGAGACCATTAATAGAGGCATATGTTTATCATCTTAAGTTAGGTGGTAACTCTAAGATTGTAGAGAATGCACAATTATATTACAGAGATTATGATTACCCCTATGGAGAAACATTATATTATGATGCATCAACTTTAGGTTTGCAAGGTAAAGGTATTACTGGAACTGTAGAGTCAACACTTTACATAATGAATCAGGTCAAGATTGGTTGTATACAGGCAATGAGAAATCAGTTGTCTATTACAGATCCTAATGTATTAGTTGACTCAAATAATCCTACATGTGCAGAAGTAGAAAGTACACTTGAAACTTATCATAGTATTAACATTACTATTCTTGAGGAAGGTAGAAACTTAGTTGAGAAAACTGAGCAGAATAAAAATAAAGTTGGTAACTGGACTAATACTCGTACATATTCTAACTATAATATTCTTGGTGATCCTTTATTACCAGAACAGGAATGCAATACTGTAATCTCTGCAATGGATTCTTTACATGATAATTTAAGTGATATAATAAATGAAAAAACAGTAACTAAATCTTTACCAGATTACGTTGATGGTGAGACTACAGACTTTGAATTATATTGGGATGATAATACAGAAGTAGATACAGAAAAAGATGAGAACTTATTCTTAAGTCTCAATGCTGTAATACAGAGACCTAAGTTTACAGAAAATTATCCATTATCAGATTCTTATTTCATAGACAGAACTGTAATTCCTAATATTATCAAGTTTGATGTTCCTCCTATATGGGATCAAGATTTAGGTGCTAAGACTATTGGTGAACCAACTGCTGTAGAGAAAGTAACTGGTATAGGTGTTGGTAATTACAAGAGATTGACTATTGACAAGGACTTAGTTGATGGAGTTAGAAACGGACCTTTCTTAATTCTTGATGTAGAAGATCTTACTGTGCAGAGCATAGAATCTGAGGATAATCTTTATGTATTTTTAGATGGTGTATTACAGGTAAACGGAAAGGCGTATACTGTTTCAGGTCCTAACATTACATTTACTACATCTATCAAACCAGAGATGCAAATTGATATGAGATATCTCTATGGTAGAGATGTTGGACAGATATTAAACATATATGACTTTGCACCCGACACTTACTTTGCTACTGGTACATTATCATTTGATACAGATGCAACAACAATGACAAATCTCTTGGGATACACTTGGATGGGAGATGCTCTTGGTGCACCTATTCATCTATGGCAAGTCAGAGCAAATGGAACTTTGAATGTCATTGGAGCATTGAGTAATGCAACATCAAGTGGTAGCACAGTAACATTTGAAATTAGAGGTCAGAATGGATCTATAGAATCTGGATTAGATTTAATATTTGCTCCTAAAGGTTACTATAGTAGAACATTTACAATTGCAGATGCAGATATATCAAATGAGATATTGAACTATAATGTAGATTCTGATGGGAGAAAACTTCTAAAAGATGATAATGCTATTTGGGCAGGAACTAGTATTGGTAGAACATACAAACCACCATTTGTATATCTTTCTAAAGAAGACAAGATTAGAGTAGAAGGTGAAGAAGGATTTAGAAAAGTAAAAGAATTACCACAAACAGCAACCAGTAAAGATGGTAGACCATCAGAGCAGTTAACAGATGATATATTTGGTGCAGTCTCAATTGAGACTTATACTGGAATTACGAGAGGAGAAGGTCTATCAGTAGTTGCTAAAGTTGAAAATGGATCAGTTGTATCATTGTCATGGAACCAAAGAAGTTACGATCCAATTACACAACCAACTGCATATCAATACTTTACACCTCCAGTATTGAAATTCATACCTAATGATAGTACAGGTGGTGGTGCTAGAGCAAATGTACTAGTCAGCAAAGGACAAGTAATTAGTGTTGATCTTATTGATGGTGGATCTGGTTATACAGTTGCACCAAAGGTAGTTACAACAAGAAGATTTGATATCCTTACTGAAAGAGATATTGGTGTATCTGTAATCAATATTGGATTCCAAACAAGTATTACAACTGGTGGATTGACTTCTACATCATTTATTTCTGAAATTGATGAAGCTGGAGTTACAGGTATTACAGGTATCAGTTCTTTACCTGTACAGATGTCATCTGATCGTGATATTGATATTATCGCAGAAATTCAAACTGGAACTACTGGATTACCAACATCCAATATTGTAGATAATGGATTTGATATGCCAATTGGCGTTGAGCAACCTGGCGGTGCAAAAATTATTTTCATTGAACCAGAACCTGTTGAAATTGAGGGAGAAGGTGGTGTTTTAAGACTTCAAGGTTCTGCAAGTGTTGTCAATGCAGAGGTTCAAGATATTGTATCTCTCAACTCTATTTCTACTGTTTCTAAGGCAATCACAGCAACACAGCAGATTGAGATTCCTAACAATGCAATCAGTAATGTCAATTACTTTGAGAATGCTGCTGTATTGGATGTTGACTTCCTTATTGGTGATGTTATTGCTTACATTGCTGATACATCTAAGTTTGCTGGTCAAGGTAGATTATTAATTGGTAATGAACTAATATATTATGAGAGAAAACTTTCTGATAGATTCTATCAAATTATTAGAGGATATCAAGGAACGACTGAACAAGATTGGCTTGCTGGAACTTACCTCAGACAAATTGAAGATGTAACAGTTGTATCCGCTGCTGTTGTTTCTATTGAGTCTGAGAGTGATGTAAGCATGGTCAATGCTTCTGCTGGAATCTCTGCATTAGAAAGAGTTGCACAAAGACAAATTGTTTCTGGTGATTTCTCTGTAGCACAGAGAGAAACTCAAGTTACCATTATACCACCTCCAAGTGGTGCGATTGATCAATATCAAGAAACAATATTCTTAGTTGACCCAGTTCCAGTTAGAGCTGGTAATACTACAGGTGGACATGATGGAGAAGTAGACTTGATTGAAATTAATGGTGGATATCATGTTGCTAGAAGATTGTCTACAGAAGTATTGATTGTTAACTCTGTATTTGGTAGAGATATACAATATCAAGGAAATTACATTGCTACAAACGTAGGACATACAGTAGGACACTTTGATGGAATATTTGAAGATGGATTCTCTGATGTTTCTGGAATGAGTATTGGTGATGTAAGTAGATACTTTGCTGACTTGACAATAGGAGACTTTACAGACAGAGGTGACTCTAGTTATCTTCTTTCTGGATCTAAGTTTAACTTAGCACCTCCATCAATACAAAGTCCTGCAACAGTAAGTGCAACTGCCAGTGCACCAATACCAAGCACGATAACAGTTATTAGTGCAAATGGTTTCCCAACATCAGGATATATTTACCATACTAATGGAAGCATTAGTGGTATTATAAAATACACTGGTAAGACCTTAAATAGTTTTACTGGATGCACATTACATAATGGTAGTAATCAGATTGCGTCTGGATCTGACATAATACCTACAACAATAGTATAAATAAACAGTATAAATAACTCAGGCACACTTTTAATTTACGTCGGAACAAGAAAACAATGGCTGCTATTATATCTGATAAGTTTAGGATTTTTAATGCTAAACAGTTTCTAGAATCACTTTCTGAAGGTGCGACAGACACCAGTGCGGATAGATCTAGAATGTACTTCTTTGTGGGTAGACCACAACCGTGGAAAGCATACTTAGAAATTTACGCAAAGAATGCAACTGCGTTTAGTGTAGGAGATGAGGTCTATGTAGGGACATATGGATCCACCGCTTTCCGTGCCACTATTTCTAAAGTTTATGACAGTGCCCTTTTATTAACCGACGTCTTTGGAAGTGCTGGTGTTAACTCTGCTCCTGCTCTAGGTTCTACTCTTAAAGGTAGGACTGGTGGTTCTGGTGGATCTGACACAGGTGCCACAGCTAAGTCTGGAATTTATCGTTATGCTACAGAGGATGTTCCACCTCTACCACTTGATAACCAAGATGAAAAAGTTGCCCTATATGATGAGCTTATTGCAGCTAAGCGTATCACTAGTTCTTTTGCTAGAACAGTCATTCGTCGTTACAACTGGGATCTAGTTGCTAACCCTAAGTATGACATGTGGAAACCTGGATATTCTGCTACACCTGGTGGCGGTGGTCAAATAGGTAGACAAACAGCAACTGGTGCTTCATCTATTGCAGATGCTAAGTTCTATGTAATGAACTCTGCATACGAGGTATTCAAATGTCTTTATAATGGAGAGAATCCATCTAACACTACTGGACAGAACGCAACAGAGGAGCCAACCGTAGCTGGTGCTAACTATGATTCTGCAACTGGTCTTTATACAGAGACAACTGGTGCAGGATACATCTGGAAGTACATGTATACTATTCCTACTGATGATGTTCTTAAGTTCCTATCATCAGACTTTATGCCAATCGTTCTTCCTGCTAACGCTTCTAGAACAGCTGTTACTGGATTGGCAACTGCTGGAGCATGTGATGTTGCTCTTATTGAGGACGCTGGAAGTGGACTTCCTGCATCACAAACTCTATACACAAGTATTAAAGGTGATGGATCAAACGGTATTGTAAAATTTGTTACAAACGGTTCTGGTACAATCACATCTGCTGAAATCCAAGCTCGTGGATCAGGTTATACCTATGCTAACGTATTGTTTACAAACGGTAATCTATTCTCTAATGCAGGATTATCATCTGCTGTAGCAACAGGTGGATCTGCTGTTGGATCTATTAAAATAATTCTTCCACCAGAAGGTGGACATGGTTCTGATCATGAGACAGAACTAAATGGTAAGCGTGTTATGACTAACATTCGTCTTACATACTCAGAAGGATCTGGAGACTTCCCTGTAGACAACGACTTCCGTCGTATTGGAATCCTTGCTGATCCATATAACTGGGGAACAACCACATTCTCTACTGCTGATACATTATCTGGATTGAAAGCAGTCAAGATAACAGGTGCTTCTGCAGACTATACAGTTGACGAGAAGATTACTCAGACTGTGACTGGTGGTACAGCATATGGTACAGTTGTATCATGGACATTAGACAGTGGTTCTACAACTGCTGGTGTTCTTAAGTACATCCAAACAAACGATTCTCACACTGATCAAGGTGTTGTTAGACCATTTGAGTCT